CGATCTTGGTCTCGCCCGCTCCGACCGTAAGCTCGTCATTTGCCGCGCTGAAATAATGACTGACAATTAATTCATTGTTCTCGGTGGGCGTGATGCTCAAGGACGGGTCAGCGGCTCCGGTGCCGGTAACCACCTGATCCAGC